TTTTCAAGAATATGACTTTCATTTACTCCAGAAATGAAAGCAATCATCATTGTCTGAACTTCATCTTCCTCTTGCTCGGTTGTAATAAACTGAGTAGGTTCACGAGTTCCATTGGGTTCCCACGACTGGGTTTCTTCATTATATAGAGTATCACAAGCAATAGAACAAGCATCTGCTATCATTGAACGAGTTTTACCAACTCCTGTTGCCGCGGAGCGCAGATAAAATTTCTTTAAGCGGGCGCCTCTATGAATTGCGTTGACTAATTTTCCATAGAGTGGATAACCAACCTCTGGATTATTTTTAAGTCTCTCTAAAAGGTCAACCGCACCTTCGCCAGCTTGGATAAGTCCATCTTCTGAGTTGTCAACAAATTTAGCTTTGATTTCTTCAATTTTGTCATTGATAATATTAGCAATTTCCTCAATGGGAGTATTATCAAACCACGCTTCTTGCTGTTCTTTCTTTTTGCTATCAAAGATATTATCAGGGTCATATAACCAAGATAAGTCCATTCCCGCGTTTGTGTTGTAAGCTCTAAAAAGTGTCATTTTTTTCATGCGTTTATAATAATAATCAAACGCGGCTAACTGACACATACCTCTAACATTTGTTAAATATTCTGAGCCTTTGTTTGTTTTATAAACCGCATATTTTTTTGGGCGTTGCTCTAGGTATTTTTCAATATCTTCGATTGAAATTTGTTTCGCGCCCAGTTGATGTAAATTAAAAATAGAACCAAAAAGAATCTTATGAAACTCTAAAGGAAAATCTTCTTGATTAAATTTATACAAATCCTCTGCGTCCAATAGAGAAGGATTAACAAATATATCTCCAATCACTTGTAGACACGCATTTACATCATAATATTTTGAACTCATTCATCATCCTCCTCAAACCACAACTGCGGCATTCGTGTACTTGTTCTTGGTGAGGCAATTGTGTATTCACGCACTTTAGGAGAAAGGTATTTTGAAACATCTTTTTTCTCGTTCATCTGTTGTGCTGTAAATAAATTATAATAATACTCCCAAGCTGATTTATAAATATAAGGAATTAAACCAATAGAACCATTACTCTTTTCTAAAGAGTTTCCTTTTATTTCATAATACCATTTTAAAGTTTTCATCATGCCACTATAACTATATTGGTTTTCTTTTACATATCGTTCAGCCAGTTTTTTAGTAAGAATATAATTGTAATCTTTTCCAAATAGCTGTTTAGCATATTCAAAAAAGGCTTCTTTATCTTTTTCCTCTTGTGTTAAACTAGCTTGATGTTTATCCCAACATTTTTGGTGAGCATAGCGGCGACCGGTTTTTACAAATGGAATTGAAGGATTGTTCCTGTCAAAATATTCGTTGCAATAAGGACATTTTACCATCGCTTTCATTTTTATCACCTACTTATAAATATATTATAACAAAAAATAAGAGAATTGTCAACAGACAATTCTCTTATTAGTATATATTTACTGTGGAGACTGGGTGGCGAGTTCTCTCAAATCATCACAGATAAGGGACAGGGCTTCAACCTGCTCTCTTGAACACTGACTCATTTTCTGACCTCTACCAAGATAACGGTCAGTAATTTGAATGATTCTGGGCTGATAGAAAGACTTGAAAACGCTTTCCTCATTAGAACTAATAAGTTTATTAATAATTCCATTACATTCAGCCATCAAATCATCAAAGTTAAGTTCCTGAGAAGTGTCTTTATAGAGATTCACCTTAGTATCAGTGAAATACTCTGAACCATCCTCTGCCGCTTGCTTGTCGATAGCATCATTAATTGCGGCAACCAGATTATCATAAGAGAAATCAATTACGTCAGGGGTGTATTTAAATCTAGAACCAGCAACATATCTGGGAGTTCCACGAAGGAATAGCTTAGTCACATCATGACCATTCTTGTCGGTTACGATTCTGGAGTAAGCAATAATATCAGCCATTCTGGTGACAATATTACTTGCTCTTTTGTCAAGGGTAGGAACAATCTTGTTATACTCTTGACCATTTTCATCCTTAAAGGTTTTATCAGTTGCGTGGCTGATAAGAACCAGGCCGTAATCCATCATAACAATAGAACGCAGGCACTCGTCAAATTCTTTTGCAACCATTCCATATCCCTTGCCATAAGGAATATCACTGATACTATCTACGCCGTATCCGCCATCAGAGCGTAGCGCGTTATCGCAAATATATTTTAAGCAGTAATCATATGCAATATCGCAAGTATCAATAGTGATAGTTGAGTACATTTCCTTCGCTCTTGGCTCTTTTAGCTGACGAAGAACCTTTCTAAACTCTGCCCAGTTGTTGATTGGCTGTGCCAAAATACCGGGAATTGCATTATAACCCTTCTCAAAAGCTAAAAGCAAGTTCTTGTCGAATTTGGAGGCGGCTGTGGTTTTGCCGGATTTAGCCTAACCGTAGAAAAAGACTGAATATCCGCGCAGGTCTCGACTAACCTGATGGGGTTCAATACTAAAAATATCAATATTTGCCATATATTAACCTTCTTTCTTTTTTAATAGAGGGGGATTTCCCCTCTATTAAAAGTTGAACTCTCCAGCAGGAATTGCGGCTCCGCCATTCCCGTCACTCTTCTTCGCGGCCTGACGCTCGTCATAGCGCTTCTTAACCTCAGCCAGAAGCACCTGACGGTCCTGATTCATCTTCATGACATCCTCAGTAGTCAGAACATCTTCATCGCCAAAATCATAGGGAACCTTTGCAGTTCCAGTAATTTCATATTCGCGATTCTTACGCTCATAAACCTGAACTGCCGCCTCGCCAAATGCAGACTCTTCAGTCTTCGTATACTGAACGGTTTTACAAACCACTTGGCCCCACACCTTAGTGAAAACAGGATTTGAATTAGATGCTTCCAAACCCTCAAAATAATTCATACCAGCCTCATTACGAATCACAAGAGACACTGGCAGCAGCTTAGGCCCATAACCAAAGATGCAACCGCCAACGGAGCAAAAGTCTTTCTTAATATTTTTTTCAGGGTCAGCCTCAATCCGAGTGACACGAGTAATCAACATATCTACAGAGAAGGTGCTTCTCTCATTTTCTTCTGCCAGCTTCTGAACAAAAGTACAGAAACCGCCTTCATTACGCATTGCCGCAACAGGCTTTTCATCACTTCCAATAAAGTCATTGATACCAATGCTTACGCCGGTACACTGGACTTTGAATGAGTTGTCCTTGCCGCCGTTAATCCAGTAGTTGTCAGGATTATCAATAATCTTCTTCAGAACGCCATAAGTGTTGTTGGGCTTGCCGTTCTTATAAGTTTCAGTCACATAAGTATAGTGAACAGTGATAACATTCAGGCCAGCCTCATCGACTGCGATGTCAAGGTCACCCGCAATATACTTGGTGCCAGGATTTTTAGAGTTCTCACCACTCACGTGCTCCTGAAGCTCATTAAAGCCACTGCCAATGCTGTACACATAGCCTTCAATCTTTTCGACGTTATTAAATTTCTTCATCATTTTTTCTATTCTCCTTATTTTTTATTACAATATTATTATATCATATTTTTTAATCTTTGTCAACGTAATTTTCGCCCTTCTCGGTCAAAGAATACTGAATGGGCGAACTGGCGTTCTTAGTAACATACTCATCACTAATGAGTTTACGCATAGTTCCAGAAACAGAGCGGCCAGAAATAAACAGCCCTTCTCCAATAGCCTTGCAAGTCATCAGGTTATCATATTCATCCTTATGCTCTTGCATCCAGAACAAAACATTCTTACCAGCCTGGGTCAGACCCTGAGTGGAACTCTTGGCTTTCTTAAAGTCCTCGAAATACTCAAAGGCTGGAGTTGCATCTGCATCATAACCATCCGCAATAACATCCCTATATTCCTCAAATAACCATTCTACAACATGAATAAAAGCATCTTTCTTAGTCATAATTTATTCTCCTTTTTTCATTTTATAAGAATATTATAACATTTATTTTTTTATTTGTCAATTTTGAAAGATT